AGCTCACCAATTACAAAAACAGTTCCACGGGCAGGACAAAAACGATTGCCGTTTTCTAATGTAATCTCTGTACCGTCTGCCTCCGCAAACCATAAATTGCTGAACGGTTTTGATTCACCCCAATCGTGTGCGCGGTCTAAAGTCCACGTTCGAGGTATTTTAAACGGCTCTATAACGTGAACACTTGACTTCCATAAGTGGTCGAATCTACCACCGCTTGTAATATCCCATGAACCATCTACCCAAGCAGCTCGCTTATTCGGGTCTTTAATTGCCATCAGGTTAGCGATGTATTTAGTGTCTAGGTATTTATTCTCACGCCATGAACCATGTATAGCAACACGGGTAAGTGTTACAACCTCTTCCTCTTCTGTTGCAGGGTTAAATACATTGGTTGTTGTTTTGTATACCTTGCCGCGTGGTATGACATCAATAAATCGTTTCTTAACCCATGTATGACCAACGCCAAACGGGTTAGTAGTAGAAAAGCATTCTAATGGGATTGGTGGTAATAACGAACCATCTTCAAGTGGATAATCTTCTGGCTTAAATGATGAACGCATACAAGAAAACATAGATTCGTAAAACTCTGAATCATGTCTTTTTGTTAATTCGTTGTGTCCTATGAATGGGAATTCTTGCCCGTGGTAATTCCAGTAACCATCTGCTTTTTGCTCATATCTGAATAGCAATTCTTCACCTGTTGGCCAAACCCATTTAAGCTCACTTGCAGATGACAAGAACCTAGCTCCATCTTCAAACTTATTAAACAGCTTTTTAGATTGCGCAACAATATCGGCCAAGTTTTTATATTCCATATCGAATATAACACCACGCCAGAAAGCGCCGTAACCTAAACCGACTAAACGCCTAAACCTAAGTAATTGAGCCGCAGTTTTACCCGGCCCGCGAGTGCCCTCATATAGAATTTCGTCACACGGACAAGATAATGCCAAAGACTGTGATCCATTTTGCGGCCTAACAACAACCTTGTATTGCGGGTTAGTCATCTTTATTTAATAACTCATCGTGTACCGATTTACTAGACGACTCCCAATCATCAACACTTGATGCGTTAGGTACTGGCATGATGTTAGTAACAGATTTAACAATAGTTTCTTCTTTATCCCATGCTTTAACTTCAACATGGCGACCAATCATTTCTAAATTCTTAACCTTATCAGGCCATTTAACTTTTCGCACAATAGCGGGTAATTCATCATCTGAAATAATAGCTTGCAGGTCAAAACCTGATATTGATTTACGCCAAGTTTGAGGCCATTCGCTAAGCGGCTTAAACGCCGTTAAATCATCGTTAAGTATGTCAATGATATCTAGGTCATCTATCTCACGTAAACGCCTTAGAACGTATTCAGCGTCCGTCTTAGTGGCAAACCCACGTTCTTTCTTTAATTCTGTCAATCTTTGCTGAATTGCATGTTTTGTGAGGTTTTCTGCGCCTATTGAGCCTGCGCTTGATTCTGGGTATCCTGCACGTATTGCAGCTTGAGTTCCATTGAGGTCAATAATGTATTCTAAACAGAATTGCTCCTGCTTTTGGGTTAACTTAGCCACTGGCTTTCTCTCTTGTAAAATAAACACGGTTTATAATGTAAATAGTACGCAAAAAAAAGCCTAGAGTCAATCTAGGCGAATGGGGTTAGGTTGTAGGTGGTTTTGGTAGTGGCATCCAGTGTGTTATATCAGCTAAAATCAGCTGTGTTTTTATCGGGTACACTTCATAAAACCCGTTAATCCCACTAAACCCCACTGTTGACATAGCTCCGTCAGCGTATGCTAAAACAAAATCAAATACAGTATCAGGCAATCTATCTTCAACGCTTATCCATTCCATAATCAATCCTCTCTCAGTTAATTAAAAAATACCCCTTTTCGCCATAGCGGGGCTACTACTATTATGAACACGACTTATTAGTTATTAAGTTTATGCGCGTTTAGATGAGTATATGCACTCAAATGAGCTAGGAGAAACCCGCTAACATAAACCAACCCGACCAATCACGGTTGCCATTGCTGGCGGTTGTCTAAAATAATAAAACTCACTCGGCTGACAACTGAACGTCTATACTAAAGTCGTGCGCAAACATTCATTAATAAGTACCAGTTGTCATGCGGGTAAGTTTTAAACTGCTTAGTATAATTGACTACCCACTTCAATCGACATAGGCACAAGTACCTAAGCTTGATAATCAACTACACTAAATAGTTTTCTAGTCTTTCCCAGTGTCCGCAACTTTCCTTTTACAAGTGCTAATCAGTTGCCGCCGCTTGGTTTTACTGTTTACTCAGTCCGTTTATATTACCACTATGATTCCTCGTGTAAACCTGTTTTTAACTGGTCGGAGGAGTGTTATATCGTGTGAACCTTTCGTCTAATGTTAGCATGAAAGCCCGCCTTGGTTTTATACAATCGGTCGCGTACTTCTTCAAGTGTTAACGTGTCGCGCCCAACTTCACCATAAGTTTTACTGCGTCTTACAACAGTTAAACATGAACGACTACGATAACCTGCATCATGCGCATATCTGTCCATTGTTGCTAACTGGTTAAACGATTCAATCTTAACACCTGCATGCTCTTTGCTAACCATGTGATGGTGAATATGCCCAATATCGATATAATGGTATTCAGTTTCTCCGTAATCTTGCCTGAAATCAGTAACCATGACATCACCCAAGTTTTTAGGTCGACACTTATCAGAATGATGGCACATTACAAACGTATTACCCATTCGGTAAGGTATAAAAATACATTCGTTGTTCAATACCGTAACTCGTTCAGTTTCTTTAAACATTGCGTCTAAATGAACAGCCATCCAAATATCATTAGTGCGCGAGTGATTGCCTTGATTAATTATCACGTCAACGTATTTAAAATGCTTCAATGCTTTCTTAACAATCCATTCCATAGTTCGACGATACGCCTTAATCATTTTTGGATAACGGGTATCATAATCTAGGTCGTGACCACTTGCCTCGGTCTTAGCGCTAAAGTTTTCGTAATGCGTCATATCCCCCATATCTTGGATAACACAACGCTCGTAACCCTCGTTTCTTTCGATGTGCCAACCCATCGCGGCGCACAACTCACGCTCGGCAATCTCCAGGTCGAAATCGTGGCCCACTTCCTTGTCATACGCAACCATACCCAAATGTGCATCACCGATATTAAACCACGGAATTACGTCTGTGTTTAAATCCGGCTTGTCAAATTGCGGCAAATCATTAAGCGGTATCGGAGTTGTTTTCTCTTTTACATGCTCGTTAAACATTTCCATCAGAGTGTCAATTGTGCGGCTAGTTTTAACCCACTCCATGACCGTGCCAGTTGAGCCATCTTCTTTGTCTTTGTGCCTAACAAGTGTGGAATACCCCTTAACAAGTTGCGAGTCGGGGTTATTATAATAACGGTCGTTTTCGGGGTCGAATCCGGTAGCGACAAGTTTTGCTTTACGTCTTGATATAGTTCGAGGATTTACTTCAAATTCTTTAGCTATATCGGCAACGCTTTTGCCTTCTGCTAGCGCCTTTTTTAACGCATCATCTGAAAATGTATATGGTCGCATTTTTATTCATCCTTTGTTAATTTAAAATAAACAGCATCACGCCTAACGGTCACATAACGCCCGTCAGCCAATTCTAAGACCTCAATTCCTTTATTCACCTTAACGGATAGGTTCTTCTTAGTTATCCCCGCAGAATCGCACAGGGTTCGTCTATCGATACCTTTTGACTCAGCTAGTTTTATTAATTCGGTTAGTTTCATAATTCTACCTTAATAATATATTTTTCGGATGCGGCGGCTAAAATCAAGTCTAGCTCTGTAATTATCATAGCGAGAAAACCAGTAATTAATAGCTATCACCTCGTGATACTGCTTATTGAATGTTGTTTTTGATATACTCACTTTAAATCCTCCGGTGTTATGCCTAGTGCTTTTGCTTTGTTTATGATGTCTCGTTTTGTTTCGTAAAACCCCAATGATGAATCATAAAATTCCGTAAATATTTTACCGTCATCATAACTAACTCTCATTACATCACTAACATCACTCCACTCTACCGACTCGATGTTAAATGGTTTGCGTGGGATTGGTGTTGAGGAAATACACAAGCCGTTGCATTCATATTTAACCTGCAACACCAACCCGCAAAGAATTTGTGCAAACCTATCATTTTCAAAAGTAACATCCCCATGAAATGTTACAAAATAATGAGTAGCCCACTCAGGCGCTAAATCAATTTCTTTCTGTGTTAATGGTCTGTTAGTCATTTGTTTGCTCCTTGATAAATAAGTCCAATTCGTTTTTAAGTAAAACCAAATCATTAAATGTTAATTCACACAGTCCGCTTGAATGCTTGCCGTTTTGACTATGCCATACAGAAAACCTATCATCTGCATAATCATCTTTTTCAACTTTAATTCTAGGCTCTAATTCCACAACCCTCTCCCGTTTTGGTTATTTGTTAATACCCGCCGATTGTTACAGTGTCGAACAATCCCTTTTCAGCCAACTGTCTCATAGTTGAAAGGTCGCTAACTATAAGACCTTTATTAACCAAGCTATCAAGAAGATTATTTGCAATGAATTTATTCAAGTAAACACCTTGCTTTCCAGCTACATAGAGAACGCGTTTTAATTTTAATTTTCTAAAACCTTTCACACCGTGTTCTTTGCATACTTTTTTAGCTAACTCAACATTCATAATCTTTCTCTCCGCTTAGTTAAGCCTTATTGCCTAACCGATGAATTCATTATACTAGGGTAATTTGATAATACAAGGGTTAATTTGGAAATAATTTGACAAATAGCGCAGATAGTTACAAATAGTATTGGTTCACTATCTGCAACCCCTTGTTTTTACTTATTAATTTATACAAATAGAGAGATAGTAATATATATATATTATATTTTTAATTTATTAAAAAAGTGTATATAGCTATCTTATATCTATCTATTTAATGTATATTTATATATATACTATTTAACTACTAGTCACTATCTGACTATCTGCACTATTTTTTATATAAATCAATAGGTTGCAGATAGTAGAGGCTCACTATCTGTCACTATCTGCTAACTATTAGATATAAAAAACCTCAATTAAGAGGTTTTCGTTGTTTTTACTTCAAGGAGTATTTTGTCGTCACCTTGTGATTTTTGGCTACACAGTCCTCCTTTTTTATTAAATCCATACTAACTAGTTTTTCTAAAACAGCTAAAACATCTTTTTTCTCGGCAGGTCTACAACGATTTGCGATAACCCCAAGTGTCACCCCGTCTTCTTGCGACTCGATAACGGTCTGTATTTTAACCGCTAGTCCGTCCGCTGATTTTTCCATGTTGGAGTAAGCAAGTTTTATTTTCTTGTCTATGTCTTTCTTTGCAAGTTCAAACGCCCATGTGATATGTTCGTCTGTTCTTACCCCGTCACCGATAGCAAGTATAAAACTCAACTTTGATGTTATCTCATAACCGCGCCTTGGAATTGCTTCTAAGCCGTTGTCTTTTGACTCCTCTGCCATATCCCAAAAGTATTGATAAACCTCGTCAAGTTTTGATACAGCGCTTGGCGTGCTTTTTATTGGTGATTTTGCGCCGTAGTTTTCAACGCGCCATCCTGTTTGCCCTGCTAATGCTTTTAACTTCAACTCCATTTGCATTGACATTTTTGGTTTCTTAAATCCTTTTTTACGCTTTGGGTTGTTTTCTGGTTCGTCAAATATCATTGAACGACTGATAAAGCCGTTTGTTGCAATCTCGTATGTTACTAGGTCGTTAAACGTGACAGGAGTCGTGTAACCAATCATTGCTAAGAATGGCATTTCTAAACCCTTGTCGATATTTTCGACTGCGTACTCAAGTTGTTTAATTCGTTGTACTGTTAGCTCGTCTGCCTCGTTATCTTCCTTTTTCTTTATGCAAAAAGATAACTCCTTTTTCATTTCTCGCATAAGGTCGTCTTTTAAGTCACCACTTACTGGTAAATAAGAATTGGCCTTACTGTATACGCTCATAATTAAACCGATAACGCCCTCTAAGTAGGTAGCGCCGGATTTACCTGCGTTTGTTATTTTCTTTAATACGATACCTAATTCATCGACTGAATAGAAAGCAGCCTGGTGGCGTACAAGATTTCTCACAATCTCTTGCTCTGATTTAATATTACCGTGTACGGCTTGTGACATATCAGCAACACGCATGCACTCAAGGAAAGCTTGTTGTACTGCCTCTTTACCTGTTGAACTACCTGCAACGCAGAATGTTAACAGGTTGGCTGTCATGCCGTCTTGTTCGTCTATGTAACGTAATCCCGCAATGTTGCCAACTGCTTGTATAGCGGCTGCAACTGCTAGATTTTCTCTAGGGTACAAACATTGCTCGTTTATCCATTGTGTTAATTCACCGACAAAACCCGGTGGGCGTTTTAAATCTACAATAGCGGTTTCGGTTGATTTGAATTCAACATCAGATACAAATTCAACTTCTTGCTTATAACCGCCTGATTCAGCTAAATTTATAACTGTACCAAGTTTAACTGGTGTGTCTGACTTGCCAAATGAGTGCCAATGCTTATTCATCGCGCCAGAGTTGTACTTACTGCCTTTTTGACTCCATTCGTCCCAAAGGTCGAACCCTGCCCCGCCTAAAGTTTCATGGATTGCCATACCTACACGAACCCAATTATCGTAATCAATATCAGGGTCTATAAAAGAAAGCATTTCTTCCACGTCTTTATCGTCTACGTCAACAGTACCAATATTGGTGGCCACTCGTACTTTGTTTGGTTTCCTTAACATGTCTATTAATGATGTTGGTGCGTCTGTAACTTCGTCTGGACTTCCTTTTTCAGTTTCATATACATTGCCGCTTGCATGTAAAGAGTCCGAGCCAACGACAAAGCCACTTGATTTAAAGTCGATGCCTTTGTGCGTTTCTAAATGTGACAATAAAGAAACATCTTTAGGTGCTTTAAAATATATATGCCAACCTCCGCCACCGGTTGCGACTACGAATTGTGATTGATCGTAATATTCTTGTACTTGTGCAAGACTGCCTCCGTTACGTGGGTCTATGTCTATAATAATGTACCCGTAACAAAGAACACCAAAACCAGTTTTGAAATGGCCTAATTCTTCCATTATATCTAATTGCTCGTCTGACCATGTCGGTGTGTGTTGCCAGTTAGACGCTATTGGGTGTTTAAAGAATGATTCACATTCTGGATTCCCACAGTCGCACAAATCATCTTTCGCGCCATGTAGACCAAATACTTTAAATCCTGCATCTATATAATCGTAATGGTTAGCCATTTATTTCTCCAAGTAGTCAGATAATTTTTTTATCACTTCATAACTAGGATTTAACTTTACACCCTTTCTTATGGCTGACAAGTAAGCGCCCGTAACGCCTATATCTGCGGCTACCTTTGTTAAGTTTTTATCTTGTAACTTTTCTTTTATTTCTTCTAATGTAAGCATCTTTTTCATCCTTTTTTGTAATTTAATTTAATTATTTTTAATCTGATGGTTGACATATTAAAACTACTGGTTTAAATTGTCAACCGTTGAAGACAAAAAGAGGAAATAAAAAAATGACAAATTCTTTGTTATCTAGTATCACCAAGCCGCAGGCTAGACCTGCAATTATTACAATAACGGGCGATCCCGGTGTAGGTAAAACTGTACTTGCAGCAACGTTCCCTAAACCTATTTTCATTCGTGCAGAAGATGGTATGGAATCAATTAGTTTAGATAAACGTCCAGATGCTTTTCCAGTATTAGATTCA